CGGAGGCATCTGAATTGCTTGAGCGCATCGAGTCATATCAGCCCCGGGTAATGTTACCGGATGGCGTTTTATTGCTCACTGCCGGGGTTGATGTTCAAAAGCGTTACCTTGAATTGAGCGTCTGGGGTTGGGGTGAAAACAAGGAATCCTGGTTACTTGATCACCAAACAATCAACGGTGCGCCCGATGATCCCGGAACATGGCAAAGCTTGGAAAATTACTTGGCATCTTGCCGGTATCCTCACCCCACTGGTCACACTCTGGGACTACTTGAGCCGGGGAGCCGGGTGATGGTTGATGCTGGTCACTGGGATCAACACGTTTTGCCATTCACGTTTGCAAAACAAAATCTTGGCGTTGCGGCAGTGCAGGGATCTCCCACAATCAATGCACCGGTTTTGGGGAAGGCAAGATTGGCGGCATCACCTAAAGCCCGGATTTATCCGGTAGGGGTGAACCAAGCAAAAGATATTATCTATTCTCGCTTAAGCCTTTCACCACCGCCATCCGGTGAACCGTTCCCGCCGGGATACATTCATTTAAACGAAACGGCAACCCGGATGTATCTGGATGGTTTAACCTGCGAATTTGGAAAAGAGGAAACCTTTCGCGGAGAAATTTACACTAGGTACGTTTGCCCGGCTGGTAGGCGAAATGAACCGCTTGACTGCCTATGCTATGCGATGTCAGCCCGGGTTGCGATTAATCCTCGTTTTGACCGTATCCGTGAGAACATGGAAAAGGGAGCAAGCAATAAAGAACCCCGAACACGATCAAAAGTAAAGCGTTCAACCGGATTTGTGGGAGGCTTTAAAAGGTGAGTCTATCAGATGAGATTGCCAGCCTTGAAAATGACTTGGAACCCGTCCAACGCTTGCACTTGTCGATCTTAGTTCAAGCCCGTCAGGATTTTGCAACCGCCCGTTCATTGGAATATATTGATAGTTCAGGCATGGTTGACCCAACAGCCTTCCGGTTCAAGGGTAGAGGTTCCCGGCTGGTTGGCGGGTTCTCAGTGCCAATGAACATAAAAGCACTTTATGAACTAGCACAATACTGGAAAAGCGATGCGCCCCGGGTTTCAATGTCATTCCTTGAAGTTCCCGAAATGGATCAAACCGATTTTCTCAGGAGGTTGAACAATGCCGTTCAATACCGGGAAGCCAAACCAAGTAAAATGCCCCTTGATGACTTATGAGAAAAGCCACAATTGATATTGATGTTTGCAACACAATCCGCAAAAGCCCGGAGGCTCAACCTGCCACGTTGTCCACTTATACGGCATTGCGTGAAATTGCAACCGAGGCGGGAAGTGCAGATTTTACAACCACTCTTGATGCTGTTCAACGTAGGGCTTTGGTAGGAGAAACAAGTTGCCGCCGGGCGATGCGTTTTATGGAACGGAGGCGATTGATTGACCGGGAACGATTCGGGAAAAGGATACGAGTCAGACTTTTGCGGTGCGCAAAGAGTTAATTATTCATTGGATTGGGCAATAATGCCTTGAAGTATTTTCTTAAAATGAATTGGTGCATCAATAATATCCTGTTCATTCATTTCGTTCATTTCTTGACTTACTCGCCACTGGTTTTTTTGGTCTTCCCAAATTAGATCCCAAACCTTGATCCGGTATGGATAGAGATTATCCATCAAAAAAATATCCCACAAGCTTTCAAGGTTATCAGTAAAGATTACTCTGATTTGCGTTTTGGTCATGGTCGATTATCCGGGGGGATTGAACCCCCGGGGGATTGGTTAGCTCAAATCAATTCCGGCATTTTGCAGATCGGCGGAGTGAGATTCTTGACAGATAAACCTTTCGCCAAATTGAGCCATGAGGTTCAAAAGCATATCACGCCCAGCCGTGTCGCAGATTTCTTTTTTGATTTCAGCCGGGGTGCGAGTGAGGGCATCAGTGTCGATGTCGCCATGGTCGCTTGCGTAATCTGCAAGGTTGATGGTGACTTTTAAAGTGACGGTTGCAGTGTTTTTCATTTTCTTTTTTTGTTTTCAGTTATGCAGGGGATAGAACCCTGCAAAAGCATCGTTTAACTTTTGTAATACTTGCCACCCTCACTGCAATTATTCATCACCTTAATTAAGTCGGCAAAATATTCTGGGTCACTCTCACGGGTGACTTTTTCATGGTGAATCATGTCGGAATTTCCTGAACCGTTTGGTTGCGTTGTTTGAATAAAAAACTCTTCGCCTTTGCGGCGGAGGGTGGTGGTTCTCTCTTCTGAATCTTCAAGCGGAGAAATAACAATGCAAAAAGTTGGCAGTGAGTGAATATTGATGTCAGTTTTCATTTTTCTTTTTTTGTTAATGGTTGCGGAATTGCTTCCGTTGATAGTGGTAGATTAACACCCTGATTGAATTAATCAACCCCAAAAGAGTCTTTTTTCAGTTTTTTTTTCAAGGTAGTTATTGGGCGGGTATCTATTCCCGTGGATTTTGTGGTTTATTTTTAGCTTGTGGCAGACACTTCTCCAAAAAATTCAATTTATGCTGGTGACTCGTCAGATTGGACAACGACCCTGAACGATTATCCGGCATCATCGGCATGGGTCGCCGTTTGCGTTTTTCAAAAGCCGGGGAATGAGCCTTTACGCATTGAAGCAACTGCATCCGGTGCAGATCATGCCTTTACACTTGGGGCTGAAAAATCGGCAAGCTTGGAACCGGGGCGGTGGAATTGGGCAATTAGAGTTTCAAAAGATACCACCACCAAAACGGTCACGATTGGGGAAATGTTTGTTCGCCCCAACCCTGAAGCTGTCCCTGTTGAAACGCATTTTGAAAAGTGCTTGAAACTTTTAAGGGCGGCAATGGAAGATCGGTTGGTTGATGTTCAAGAATCCATTTCCGTTTTAGGTCAGGATATAACCAAGGTTCCAATTTCAGAACTGGAACGGCTCACCAATTATTATCAATCCCGGGTGAATGAAGAATTGCGTTTGAAGCAACGACTTACTACCGGGAAACGCCGCAGATTATCAAGAATATATTTAGTGGACTAATGGCCAAGGTCACGTTTAACAAAAAAACCGGGAAGATCCACTTGCGATCATCACAAAAGGGCAAGCGTTCATACGGTGCGGTTGCATCCGAACAATTGCAGGAGGGGTGGACGACTGCCTTGACCAATGCCCACGCTGAATTGCGTGGAGGTATTGCGAGACTGCGCAACATGACCCGAGACCTGGAGCGTTCCAATCCATACGCTATCCGGTTTCTTAACGAGTGGACAAGCAACATCGTTGGCACTGGCTTCACCTTTCAAAGCACTGCAACAAATGCGCAAGGGCGGGAAGACAAGGCGGCAAGGCAAATTATTGAAGAAGCTTGGGAAGATTGGAAGAAGGCGAGGAATTGCACGGCATCCGGGGATATGCCTTACAACGAATTCAAGGCACTATCGGAACGTGCTTGCGCCCGTGATGGTGGTGTTTTGATTCAAAAGCTTCGGGGATTTGATGGTAACAATTGGGGATTTGCTCTCAATGTTTTGGAGATAGATCGGCTTGATGTTGATTTTAATGTTAAAAAACTCCCGAACGGTAACCGGGTGGTAATGGGAAAAGAACTGGATGCCAACGGTTGGAATCGACCAGTTGCGTATCATATCCTTGGTGACCATCCTGGTGAATCCTATATGCGATCCGGTAAGATGCGCACAAGGGTTCCGGCTGATGAAATCATTCACCGCTTTTATCGGAAGCGGATGGAATCAACGCACGGTGAACCGATCATGGTTGGCGCAATTAGTGGGCTTCGGCACTTGGAAAAATACGAAGAAGCTGAACAGATTGCCGCCCGGTTGAGTGCTTGCGCAACAGTGGCGATTGAGCGGGATAGTTCAGCCCCATATGAAGGTGATGAATTCTTGGATCAAGAGTTATCGCCCGGTGGAAAGTTTGAACTTGAGGCTGGTGAAAAGGCAACGCTTCTTAACCCAACCCATCCAAACTCAAATTACGAAGGGTTTCGCCG